AGCAGTTTTGATCGGTGATCTAACAAACATTTTAAGTCCATTAGGCACATCAGTTAACAAGAAGTATGAGTCTGTGTCAGTTAAGAAATTATTAATTCTGTAACCTTCAGGTACCATACCCATGTTATTGATCGCATTAATGTCATTGTCTGCAGTGCCGACTCTCATTGGAGATTTCATGATTCTTTCCGCTGTGAACTGAAGTTCTTTTGGAATAATCATTTTTCTTCCAGAGGCTGCAATTTTTAAGCCTCTTTCATCGACAAATCCAGCAATGTCAATTAATGACTGCTCAAGTGAAGTTTCGTTAAGGTCTGCAGCAGTTGCAAGAACGTTTGAGAAAGTTCCACCAGTTGCTAATGGGTGAGAGTTGTTAATTAACGATACTCCATCACCACCAGTAACAGTTGTTACTTGCGCGTTGTTCAATACGTTTGCAGCTTTAACTTGCTTCGTATTTGCCATAGATCTTGCTAAAGCTCTTGTGTATCTTCCAGCAAGTCTATCGTATAGGTTATCTTCGATCGCTTCCTCAGTGATTGAGAATGCTAATGCGATTGTTTCGTGGTTGTATCTAGCTGTGAAAGTTTCACCTGCTTGATCGAACACTACTCCAGCACCTTCTTGTTTAACTGGTGCAGAAGCAAAACCGCTTAACATTACTTCCTCTTCGAAAGCTCTGTCTGATGTTTCAGTAGCGAAAATTTCAGCATGCTGATTTTCGTATCTACTGTATTCCAGGCCGAATAAAGCATTCAAACCTGGCTCTAGTTCTTTAACTAGTTGTGATCTAGAAATGGCCATAGTTATTCTCCTTTATCTATTAAATGCCTGTTCCACTTCTGTAGAAGTGGTTGTTGATTCTAACAAGAATGTTAGCGTTTGAAGTCGCAGTATCAGAATTATCTGGGTCTTGCGAAATGTCAATTGCTTGAACAACAAATGTTGCAGCAGTTCCTGTTGCTGAAACATCTAATTGTACTTTTGATATTCCTGTTTGAGTAACACCAGTAGTGTTTGTAACAGAGTAGTTAGCAAACAGATTCGCTCTAGTAAAAGCCTCGTCAGCGTCTATTAAGAACACAGCATCTGGATCATCAACAACAAATGCAGTAATGTCACTTGCCGCTATCGAACCTGGATAGTAGTTCTTGTACGTTGGCTTTTGAGTAGTTGGATCTGTATAAAAACATCCGTTAAAAACACCCACAACAGCGTCACTAGTGTTTGCAGTATGTCTTTCAATATTACCTGCAGTAGTTGGTTGAACCAAATCACCTTGGTAAATTGCTGTAGCATAGCCACTTGCAATAGTGTATCTGTTTTGAGCTCCTACTAATGGTGTACCGTCTAGTTTTCTGTACGGTCTTAGACCGAACTTTTCACTTACGTTTGCCATAGTTGTTTTCTCCTATTATGTTTTAATTATCCAAGCTACATCAGGTAGGTAATGCAAAAAAATTATTTCTTACGACTACCACCAAAGGTAACTCTAGACTGCCTATTAATATTAATGGGCATGTCCGGGTGTTGCTCCTTCATAAGATCTCTATCAATCGCGTCTGTTCTATCTTGAGTAATTCTTCTGAAATACTCAGCACGTTGTTTCAAAATCTCCTCCGGTATCCTTGCCAACACAAGGCCACCAATTCCGATTAGACCAGCATGTTTTCCTTCATGGATAACTGGGTAGTCGTTTTCGCCAATCTCACTTAAAATGGTTTCGGCTTTAACGAATTCCCAACCTTCTCTAAGTTTCTTAGATACATTACCTGGATCTTCGAAACCTGCAGTTGAGGTTCTTATCCATCTGTGCGCATAACCTTGCGGTGCAGCTGGCGCATCCAAACTGGATGGTGGAGTCCAATCTTTTTTACGAGTTGCTTTTTCTCTCGTACTAGACTCGCGTGAAGTTTTATAGTTTTCCATCTTATACTCCTTCCTTCACGTATTTTGCGTATTCCTCTAGTGGCACCCCTAATTTCTTAGCGATAACTACCTGTGATTTGGTGAGTTTCACAGACTTGCGTCCACCTGATCTACGACTAACAGAAGCTACGTTTTGGACGGGTTGTTTTGTAGTCTGTTCTACTTCAGTTGTAGATTGAGCAAATTTCTGAGGGAAATACTCCTTCATACGTTTGTTGATTTGATTATAGTATTCATCAGTCTCTGCGTCAATTCCCTCCTGCAGCAGGTCTTCGTGTATTCCCATTGCAGCAGAAGTCATTACTCTATCAGATCCAAACCAGTCATTATCTTCGGCCCATTGTTGAGCTTTTGGACTAATTTGTGCCTGTGGAGCTGGTTGTTCTTGAGCAGGTTGTGATTCTACTTCTTTTTTTC